CTTTTTGCTTTTTTTTTTTCACACTATAGACGCCATTCGCTATTGCCTCTTGTCTCCTGTCCTCGGATATGTGTATAAGAGACCGCCTCGTGGCAGACAGCGTTCTCGTCCCCGGCTCCGTGGGGGACGCCTCGATCAAGGATGGGGCGATTACGGCGCCCAAGATCTATGCCTCCAAGGAGTTGTCCGCCAAGATCGGCGCGTTCCTCGAGGTCACCACCGACATGCTCACCGCCGGGAACGCGACGATTCCCGGCACCGCCGTCGTTGGCGACCTGATCGGTAACCGGCTCATGGGTGGTGAGCTCGCTCTAACCGACACCGATGACTCGACGAAGACGATGTCGCAGGACTTCCTCAAAGGCTTTGAGGGCTGGTCCCCGCGCACCGCGATTGTCAAGTCCATGGCTATGAGGCAGGAAAACGGGACGCTGGTTTTCGAGCCGTCTCAGACTGAAGCGCCCCTCGCTGACAGCGTGACGGGTCCGGTGGTGCCGGTCGCGGAGCACATCGGGTCGATAGCTGGCCTCACGGAGTCCTCTGGCGATATCAAGCTCACCATGGATCTCAAAGTCCGTGGCGAGCAAGACGGTACCCTCTCGATCGTTACAGCGAGCGGCAAGAACATCAAGCGCCGCTTCACGGGCGATGGACTCGGGAACGTCCACATTGAGGAGTCACTCCCCGACGGGGATCCTCTCGGAGCGGGCTCGAACTTGGCCATCTATGTCGAGCCGCGGCCATGGCCGCCCCAGGTAGTCGTTCGGAGTGTTTCGCTGTCGTGGCGCCGGACGCGCAAGTCAGGTATGAGGATCTTCCGGGACCAGAAAGGTACCGCGAAGATCGAGATCACCGACACCATCGGTGGCGTAACGACACTGGACAGCTCTGGAATCTCCTACCGTCCTATTGGGGGTGTCGATAGCACTCGGCGTTGGAAGACCTTCACCACGCCGCCGCTACTTAACGTGGTTATGAGGAACGGCACCTCGGGCGGCAAGGGTGACACATGGCTTAATTTCAGGCCCAACTTGTTTGGAGACTGGGAAACACTTAACAGGGGCGGGTTCGTCGTCGCTGAAAGAGGGTACAACGTCCCCACAGACGGGTTCTACCGCCTATCTGTCAACGTGTGGTTCCGCGCCATTGAGCGCTATACCGTAGGGGCAGGAGTAATGACCGACGGAGGGATAGACAAGTTGGGTATCTACACCTATGGCGAAACAGGTCGAAACACCTGGCGCAATATCTACTCCACGGGTATCAGAAGGCTGACTGCCGGTACCCGGGTATCGCCCGCTTTCTATCACGACTACAACGGATTCTGGCCTATCACCGACCTGTCTTTCAATGCCGAATTCCTACACGACGCAGACTAGCGAGGAGACTGACACATGCCTGTAACACGATGGACCGGGAGTGCGGTCCCCGACGCGGGGGACGATCTGCTTGGCGCGTGGGATGCCTACGACGACTCCCTCGGCCGGGTCCTACACGCCTCGTCGATATCGGCCGCCAAGGTGATGCTGGCCTCCGCGCCCCCCGGCGCGGTCACTCCGGCCAAGCCAGCCGTCTTCGTGATCAACCGGCTGCTGTACATTGCCGACGGGAACAAGAATGCCTCCGGCGAGTACACGGTCCTGCCCGCCAACAGCTTCAGCGGCGTCCTATGGCGCCACTGGGACAAGACCGATGGGCGCGGCCGCCCCACGTCGGACCACAAGACCTACACGTGGGGTACGGGGACGATCTACCTGCCGGTGAAGTCACTGGTCGAGTTCACCCTGGATGTGTGCGTGTCGATCGTGCACTCGGACTTCCAGACGGATGCGCAGAAGGACGTCGCCGTAGGCTCGTATTATTTCGGCTTCAAGCTGGATGATGCCGGGATCTGGCAGACGGAGCGGCAGTACAACCGGACCTTCGCAACCCACCAGCTGCGCTGGGTCCAAGAGGTCGAGAAGGGTACCCACAAGGTCGCCTACTCAACCTCTGGTTCCTACGGTGTTGATCCCTACTGGCACTTCGACGGCGGCGTCTACCCCGGCACCCGGTTCACAGTCGCCTCGCTGGGGGCGACTGACTGATGGCTGCACCCACACAGAAGGACGTCGAGGCACTCAGCTACGAGGACCTGTTCAATCTGTACCACCTGGTGAAGACCGAGCTCGAAAAGAAGCGTCTCGTCCGCGAGGCGGAGATGCAGCTCAAGGATCTCACCGAACGTTACAAGGCCGCGGTTTCAGACGATCCAGCCAAGAAGCTAGACAGTATGGCTAAGGGTGAAACGGTCGGCCCCGGCCAGAAGCTCATCATCGACGGCGTCGAATGGACGAACTCGAGCGGCGCCTTCCTGTCGCCGCATACAGCTGGCCCCTCCCAGTATCCGCAGGGGTGGCAGCGCACCGGCGCTTCGACTCCGAACCCCGCCGCAGTCCCGTTGTGGAAGATCGACACCCAGTACAAGGTGGGGGACGAAGTCAACTACGCCGGGAAGGTCTTCAAGTGCCTGCAGGCGCACAAGTCGCAATCCGACTGGACGCCGCCTGTTGTGCCAGCCCTGTGGTCCCCAGCCTGAGACCTCTATTAGAAGGGAGTACCTATGAATGGTATCGAACTGGTAGACTCCTCCCTGTCGGGAGGTGAACGACATTGAGCGCATCTGAGTACGCGGCCTCACAGATGAGGTACTGGTGTGACACTGACGCCTTCGGAGGCATCGGCTACTCACAGGCCAACCGCTGGTCCGCCTATGACAACTCGGACTGGGACGGCTGGCTGCATGGTCCCGGAGAGTCGGACTGCTCCGCCGGAGTGGTCGGGGCGTGGAACATCGCCTTCCACCACGAAGGCATTGACGTACCGCTTTTCCCCCGTGATTCCTACACCGGCAACCTGATTGACTACGCCCTTGAGCGGGGCTTCATCGACGTCAGCGACTCGTGGACCGGGAACATCCCTGACGGGGGGTTCCGTTTCGGCGACCTGCTGTTCGCGCCGGGCCACGTTGTCATGGTGACAGACCCGAATCCCAACCGGCCCCTACTCTCTGAATTCTGGATCGATGCGGCAGGCGACATTCTTGGTAGTGATGGTGCTGATGGTTCTACTGCTGATGATACTGACGGCGAGTCCCGCACAGTAGAATATTTCGGCCACCCGTATACCCGTAAGGCGCTGTGGACCGCCTGTGTCTCGTACCGTGGCCCGGAGTCTAGGACCGAGGACCTATCGTCGGGGGCGGAGATCGCGCTTCTGTCCGAGATAGCCGGTAACTCCGGCTCGCTGCGCTACGGCAAGGAGAACATCCGCCCCGCGGGTGATGTCATTTGGGCGCTCGACGAGATTCGAAAGGCGGCAGATCGTGGCTGAGAACGACCACCGTATGGCGGGTATCGACGTCAGTATGCATCAGTCGGGGATTCGGATCTCCGACACGTACGCCGAATTCGTGTTCGTCAAGGCGACTGAGGGCAGCGGCTACGTTGATCCTAGCTTCCACGACTTGGCCAACCAGACCCTCGACGCCGGGCGGCTGCTGGGCCTCTACCATTTCGCCTGGAACTCAGCGAACTCGGTGGAGGAGGAGGTCAACACCTTCGTCGAGGCAGTGCGGCCCTACCTCGGTCAGGCGGTCCTCGTCCTCGACTGGGAGGACCAGGACGGGACATGGGATGTGGGCTGGGCTCAGGCCTGGCTCGAGCAGGTCGCTGCCCGGACCGGTATCACCCCGATCATCTACATGTCCGCCTCGGTGGCGCGGGCCTACAGCTGGGAGCGTGTCGCGGAGGGCTATTGGCTGTGGGTCGCCGGATACCCGGGCTGGGCGCCGACCTACCTGACGACGCCGGACTGCCCCTACGCCCCGCTGCCCCACGGTTGGTGGGTCCTGGCCTGGCAGTACACCGACGCAGGAGATATCGGGGGCTACGGCGGAGGCCTGGACCTGAATGTCTTCTACCGTGACCGCACCAAGTGGAAGCAGCTCGCCAATCCGTCGGGGGCGGCTGACGGCGAGGAGCTGGATCCTACTCTCCTGTCCGAGATCGCCGGGAACCTCGGCTCTCTCCGGTACGGCAAGGAAGGCGTCCGCCCCGCGGGCGATGTCATCTGGGCCCTCGACGATATCCGCACCGCTCTCTAACTCATCCGACACAACTACAGAAAGGGACCCACATGTCTCAGACCACCGATCTCCTCACCGAGATTCGCGACAACACCGAGGCGCTCCGCTACGGAAAGGCTGGTGTTCGCCCCGCGGGCGATGTCATCTGGGCGCTCGACGACATTCGCCTGAAGGTTCGCGACAAGGTCGTACTGCTCGAGGCTCTCAAGGCTCAGAACGAGGAGCTGAAGACCGAGCTCGCTACCCTCAAGGCTGACGTCGCTGCCATCAAGGCCGCCGTCGTCAAGGCCTGACCCTATCCCCATACCCCAATCTCTTAAGGAGAACTTATGGATGCCGTGACTGCTCTTGCCACCGCCCCGGCGGTGCTGGCCCTCGTCACCCTCGCCAAGGACCTCGGAGTCCCCTCCAAGGTCGCCCCTGCGCTCGCCGTCGTGCTGGGCATCGGCCTGTCGGTCGCCGACTACTCCTTCGGCGGCACCGGAGTCTACGCCGCTGTCACCTCCGGCCTCACCCTAGGCCTCGGTGCTGCGGGTCTCTATGACGCCGCCAAGATCGTCAAGCCTGAGATCCCCGCCCCTGAGGTGCCTGAGCGCCCCGCGGCATGATTCCCTCTACGCACCCGGTGATCCAGGTGCTCACCGCCCCGGAAGTGGCTGCGGCTGCGTCCGGGGCGGTGGCCGCCCTCCTCGGGCTCCTGGTCGTGATCATCCGGTCGCAGACCCGTCGGCTGGAGAACGGCCTGCATAGTCTCGGGGTCCGGACCGACGAGGCCCGCAACGCCGCCGACGAGGCCCGCCGCGGGGTGACGAATGAGCATGGCACGCACTTGCGGGACGACCTGGACGAGGATCGTGACAACCTGAATGCAGTGCTCGCCCGGCTCGATACTGCCGAGACGGCTCGGCAAGCCGACGTTGAGCGCTCTGAAGAGAAGCTGGAAACCATCGCCCGTCGGGTGTCCAGGGTCGAGACCCAT